CTTCGGCCGGTTCAACAACCGCACATTCGTGGGCGACGGCTCGGGAGCTGGGAAGGACTCGTCCATCGCCTCGAAGCTCCTCCAGGCGAGGACCGTAACCGACTCCCTCTGGCCGGGACGCGTCGCCGACTTCGTCATCGCCCCCGAGGACGATTACTCACCAAAGCAGATGCGCGCGGGGCAGAGCGCGACGGCGGGGAAGCCATCCTATTCGGACTCCATCCTCTACGCGATTACCAAGGCGAGGTTCCACGGCCTGCAGACCGATGGCCGCTACACCGACGCCACCGCGCGCAACAACAACACGAACCCGCGTGGCTGGTTCACGCAATCGGGGATCTATAAGAGCGCCGTCGACAGCAGCAAGGTCAAGGTGCTCGCCCATGCCGGCTATCAGTTGAGCGGCGGCATGGCGTGGGCATGGAGCGATCGCGACAGCGTCGCGCCGTTCGATTCCTCCACCTTCGGTCGCGTGGAGATCCCGCGCGTCGTCTGCGGGATGTGGGACATGGTCGGGGTCTACGACGGCGACGTGCACCCGAACCCGGGAGCAGCGGAACTCCAGAAGACCTACCCGTGGCGGGACGTCCAGTACCGCTTCGAGGACGTGCAGGATCCCGTCTTCGGCTACAGCGCGTTCGCCCACTACGCGAACTGCCGCGTGATGCGCCTCGACTGCTCGGACCTCTCCGGCCGGCAGCCGGATCCGGCCCGAACGGGCTGGCTCCAGATCAAGGGCATCAACGACTGGATGAAAGCCTGTAATGCCCTGCTCGGGAAGACGCTCGTGCAATGGGACTACCCGGAGAACGTGCAGCCGTGAAGCGGGTCGCAGCCATCATTCTCGCCCTTGGTCTCCTCGCAGGGAGGGCGAGCGCAGCCCACAACTACCCGGGCGTCGCCTGCTACGCCGGGATCAAGGGCGGAGGGTGGCCGCTCGTCAATGCCGATGGCTCGGTCAACATGGGCGAGGCGAGGGCGTTCGCCAAGTTCAACCTCATCACCGTGAACCTGACGCCGGCCTTCGACCTCCGGCCGGGACTCCTCGATACGCTGTACATGCTCAACCCGTCCCTGAAGATCGTCGGCTACGACGTCTACGGGCAGTCGTTCTTCTACGCGACTCCGGGCACCATCTACAAGGCGCTCTGGGATGCCGCCAACCGTACCGTTGGCGGCATCGAGGGGCTCCTCTACGGCACGGATGGCGTGCTCTTCGCAGGCGTCAGTACGCCGTGGCCCAACTTTGGTAACGCCACCGTGGCGACCACGCTCGATTCGGTATGGACCAACTCCGTGCTCGCGCCGGCGAAGGGGAACGGCGCGTTCCTCGACACGTATGACGCGCTCTCCTCGGGACTCAACAGCGCCACCGGATTCCACCCGGACGTCGCGCGCGCCGGCTTCGGCGGGAACAGCGCGTTCGACAACGCACGCACTGCGGCCGTGGTCACGAACGCTGCGCGCCTGCATGCCGTCCCGGTCCGCAGCGGCGCGACGCCGATCGTCATCGGGAACGGCATCGTCGACACCGTCACCGCCCGGGCCAACTGGGACGGCATCATGTTCGAGAACTGGTGCAATGCCATCAGCCCGATCGACAACGCGCTCAACCAGTACGAGCACGCCGGCCCCTACGCATGGATCGCGAGCTATCCCGGCACGGGAGGCGTCCCGGCGGTTCCGCTCGCGGACGATCTCACCGAGTACGACGCCGCGCACTGCAAGCAGATGCGCTTCGGCCTCGGCTGCTCGTGCCTCGGCGATGGGTTCGCGAGCTACACGAACCAGCGTGACCTGCCACCGTCCTCCACCGGCCGCACGTACCACGAGTGGTACTACGACGAATACAGCGTCAACGCAGCCACGGCGAACGCGGACACGTCCGGCGGGCATACCGGCTGGATGGGCACGCCGGTCGCCGCGGCCTATCGCGATGCGAGCGGTGCGTGGGTCCGCCGCTTCCAGCACGGACTGGCGATCGTCAACACGACCGGCTCGACGGCGACCGTCAACCTCGTCTCGACCGGCAGGCGGTGGCGAAAGATCAAAGGCGTGGTGAACCCCACGGTCAATGACGGGACCACCTCCACGTCGGTCAGCGTCGTTTCCAAAGACGCGCTCTTCCTCGTCGACTTTCCGACTCAGGCCCATCACGAAAGGAAGCATGTGAGCCAACTCCTCTTCACGTGGGTCTACGGGGACGCCGCGGCCCTCTTCGCATACACCGTGCTCCGCGACGGGGTCATCGTCGACATGACCAACTGCACCGGCGTCGTGCTCCATCTCGAACGCCAGGTCGATGGTTCCGAGAAAGCCTACCAAACGATCGACACCAATGGCGGCGTGGACAACGGCGCGATCGGACTCCTCACCTTCGGCCCCTTCGTCACTGGAATAACGCCGTCGATTCCCAAGCCAGGGGGAAACGGCGTGCCGGACCTCTACGAGGCGCGTATCAGTTACCTCGATCCGGACAGCAACATCACCTGGACCGACCCCTTCCGCTTCGCCGTGGCCATGCACCCATGACCCACGATGGCGCCAGCGTGTCGCCCAACTTCCGTCTCCACGAGTTCCTGCCGCTCGGCTGGGATGGCTCCGTGCCGCCCGAGGTGCTCGGGAACGTCATCACGCTCGCCGAGCAGCTGCTGGAGCCGATGCGCGCCTATATCGGCGTGCCGGTGCACGTCACCGACGCATGGCGGCTCCCGGACCACAACGCGGCGGTCGGAGGCGTCACGCACAGCGACCACCTGGCGGGCCGGGCCGCCGACGTCTACGTGCAGGGCGTCGAGGGCGAACTCTGGACCGTCTCCACGATGCGGCTCTTCCGGTGGGCGGTGACAGCGCTCAAGGGTCGCTACGGGCAGCTGATCCTGGAAGACCACCGACAGGCGAAGAAGAACGAATCGTCGTTCTGGATCCACGCGGCGATCCCGTCCGCGCACCACCCGGGCCACGACGACGTCAACGCGGCGCTCATCTCGCCCTGGCCGGGCGAATACATCGTTTACGGGGGGAGCAATGGATGAACGTCAGGGACTGGGCGCCGGTGGGGGTGCTGCTGTTGGGGGTCGGGAGCGTGCTCGCGCAGCTCGCGATCAGCGTGGCGCTCCGGCGCCGGGACCGCGAGGACTTCGTGGCGCTCCGGGAGGAACACGACGAGCTCCGGAAGGACCACGACGAACTGTCGCGGCAGCTATCGCAACTGAAGGGCCGGCTCGGCGATCGCTCATGACCGTCCCCCAGCTCGTGCTAGCGCGAAAGGTGGTGGCGCTCGTGACGCTGGCGCTGATGGTCGCGGTCTACGTGGCCGCCTACACGGTGCGCCGCTGAGGGCGGGGAGATGGGGCCCGACACCCTCGAGAAGTGCGAGCGCCGTCTTCGGCGGCAGCTCCTTCAGATCAAGCGCATCAGGCTCCGCGCCAAGCGAAAGCAGTCGGCCGGGATGGAGTGGGAGGTCGACAGCGGCCGGATCCTCGTTCTCTGGGTGGATGTCTACAACTGCGGCCTCATCGTCGCGGTTGTGCACGAGCTCATCCACTACTGCGAGCGCGAACGGCTCGCGGGACGCGGACAGTTGGAGGAAGGCGACGTGCTCGGGACCGAGCGCGTCGTCTGGAAGCGGATTCGCAAGAGTCGCCGGCGCTGGTGGTGGTGGCGTCGCGCGATCGCTGCGAGATTGGTGAAGGGGGATCTTTGAAACGCAGGCGTCCTGACCATTGCCAGCAGGCGATCGTGTTCTCGGATCCGCACATCTTCTGCCGCCTGGGCCTCTGCCCCCCGGAGGGGTTCGCGCTGGACGATGGCGGCCGCTACCAGCCGAGCCGCATCCAGCGGAAGACGTGGGCGATGTGGCGCGAGTTCTGGGACGAGTGGGTGCCGCGCGTGACCAAGGGCGAGCCCTACTTCGTCGTCTGCAACGGCGATGCGATGGATGGCGTCCACCACAACGCGGTGACGCAGGTCAGCCACAACATGGAGGACCAGGTGCGCGGGGCCGAGCAGGTACTGGCCCCGATCGTGGCGAAGGCGCAGGCCTACTACCACGTCCGCGGCACCGAGGCGCACGTCGGGCCATCCGCCCAGTACGAGGAGGCGCTGGCGAAGCGTCTCGGGGCGGTGGCGAACGAGGATGGCCAGTTCGCGCGGTGGGAACTCTGGCTCCGGATCGGCGGGCACCTCTGCCACTTCCTGCACCACATCGGGACCACCGGGAGCGCAGCCTACGAGGCGACCGCGGTGCACAAGGAACTGACCGAGAGCTTCGTCGAGGCCGGCCGCTGGGGCGATGAGCCGCCGCAGGTGATCGTCCGCTCGCACCGGCATCGCGGCTTGAAGATCGAGATCGACGGCGACGAGGGCTACTACATGGCCGTCGTGACCCCGGGCTGGCAGGCGAAGACACCGTTCGCCTGGAAGATCCCCGGGGCACGGCTATCACAGCCGCAGTTCGGCGGGATCCTGCTACGGAAGGGTGATGAGGAGCTCTACACGCGCCGCAAGACCTGGCGGCTCGAGCGATCCAGGGAGGGGTAGTGGCGAGCACGAAGATCACGGAGAGCGAATGGCTACAGGAGCTCGCCGCCCTCTCGCGGAAGAACGACGAGGGCTTCACCGCGCAAGAGTGGGCCGACAAGATCGGCAAGGGAATCAACACCACTCGCGCGATGCTCAGGAGGGCCTACGCCGCGGGCTGGCTTCACGAGGGGAAGCGGACGATGCGCGCGCTCGGGGGACGGACCTACAACACCGAGGTCTACCGGATCGTGAAGCCGAAATGACGGAGGCGCGGCATGTGGACATTCCTCGCGGGGCTGGTAGTGGGCGCGGGCGGGATCGTGTGGTGGGCCTACCGGAGCGCCAAGCGGAAGGGGCGGCTCTGATGTTCGTGGACGCCGGCCTCTTCCTCTTCCACGCGGCCATCATCGTCGCCTGCCGGATCGCGGCCCCGTTCGTCTCCGCCTGGTACTGGCTCCGGGGCGAGCGATGAGGTGGCTCCTCTGGGTCGGGCTCGCGATCTGGGCGCTCTGGATCGTCCGCGAGGCGTTCCTCAAGCGCCCGGACTGACCGCTGTGGCTCCGGGGCGTGGTGCGCGCTCCCCGGGGAGAAGTCACGTGCGCACGACAGGGAGGTCACGCAAGTGGATGGTCTGAGAAAGGTGGGGCTGCCGGCATGGTTGATCGCCGTGCTCTCGAGCTGGGCGGTGAGCGTGGAGGTCGGGTCGGCCGTGACGCTCGGCTATGCCGTCCAGTGGGCGTTGAAGGCTCCGGCCAAGGTGGCGGACTGGGTCGCTCCGCTGGTGGTCGTGGTGGGCGGGGCGGTGCTCTACGTGTTCGTCCTCGGGCACGTGCCGACCAGCTGGCCGCCGAGCAACGCATGGGTCGGCGGGCTCGTCCTCTGGACGGCCGCAGCCCTGGGGACCGCGAGCGCATCCGGGTTGACCGGCGGCGCTCCGGCGACGAACTCACTCAACAAGGAGGTTGCGAAGTGAAGGCATTCCTCGCAGGGATTCTCGCGGCGTCGCTTCTGACGCTGGCGGCGTCGGCCTACGGCGCCGACCTTTCGAACGTGTTCCGCGCCGCGGTGGGCGTCAACGGGGCGTGGCTCTCGGGCGATGCGACCGGCGCACCGGCGGACGTCGAGGCCGGCGGCACGGTCTCAGCCTCGCTCTCGCCGCACATCTCGGCGGTCGGGGGCGCGTTCCACGGCTTCTCCCACGACTACCAGCGCTGGGACGTGGGCGGCCGCATCACCGCGACGGACGTCAACGACCCGCTCTTCAACGCCTACTTCGGGGCGGTCTACCGCGGCGGCTCGAAGGCCGAGGTCGGCCCGAACGAGTGGGCTCCGGACGCCGGCTTCGGCTGGGTGCCCAACAAGGCGTGGCCGAACGTGGTGGTCGGCGTGGATGCGAGCGTGGGGGCGGTCTCGAAGAACGTCCTGACGGTCGCCGCGGTCCGCTACCTCTTCCCGCTCAAGTAGCCGAGACGCTTCTCTCACAGGGAGATCACGATGAACGCTCTGGACTGGATTCTGAAGCTGCTGGGCTTGGGCGCCGGGGAAGGCCCCGCCGTCAAGGCCGCACTCTTGGAGGCCGTGGCGAAGCTCCCTGACCTCGCGGGGGTGTTGAACCCGATCATCGCCAAGCTCGACCAGGCGGTGGACCCGGCAAACCTCGCCGCGGTCGGCGGGGCGGTGCCCGGCGAGCTCCTGAACATCGCTCAGGGGAAGCTCGATCCCCGTCCCCACGCCGGCGACTCCATCTAGGCCGGGCTCAAGCAGGCGCCACGGGCTGCCGAAGCATGAAATCGGCGCCCGTGGCGTTGTCCGGCGGAGGGAAAAGTGTATACTGGCCCGCATGGTCAAGACCCCGCTGGCGATGCTCAGACGGCTCTCCGGCTGCCCGAAGCAGATGGACGCGGCGGCGAAGCTCGGCGTCATCGCCCAGAGCCTGATGAACGTAGAGTCGGGCCGGACCGCGGTATCGGACGACTTCATCGAGCGGCTGGCGAAGGTCTTGAAGCGCCCGGCGGAAGAGGTCATGCTCGCCTACCTGGAGACGCGCAAGGGCTACTTGCGCTCGGAGGCGGAGCAGGTGGCGAAGCGCCTGACGGCTCTCAGGGGCGGCGTGCGCCCGGCAAGGCGGAAGTCGGCATAACGCGCTGGATCATGCTGCATGGCGGGCCGTTGGACGGGGCAACCCTTCCGGCGGCCCGCGGGCGTTATGTGGCCGTGGACGCTGTAGATAGGTCCGGGGCGACGCTACGCTACATCCCCGACGCCACGACCATCGGCATGCTTCATGCCCACTACGGCGGCAGGGCGGCGCAGGCGGGCCGTTGAAATAAACGTTTGACACCGGAAAAGCCCTGATCTACGTTCCACCCCGTGCGGCCAACTACCGCGCGCAGCGTAAGGAGACGAGATGCGAAGCACGAACAGGCCGCAGGACGTGCTGACGGTGCGCGCGACGGAAGGCCGCATCGTGCTCATGGATGAGGACGGGACAGTGGCGTGGGGGGACCACGACGAGCCCCGGATGATTCACCGCCTGTTCGAGTTCGCGGTCGCCCGCGACGCCATCAATGCCCTGGACGAGACCACGGAAGTGCTCGAGCGCCACGACGGCGGTCAACCGCACTACCGTTCGACCGAGGCCCGGCTCATCGCCCGCAACCGCCTGATCCTCGCTCGCTCGCTTCCCTCTCCGCAGGAAGTGGAGACGCTGATGAAGCGCAACACGCAGCTGACTCTGTGGAGGCGGGCTGCTTAGTGCCGAGACACCCTGTGCGAGTCCCGGGGTCGAGTTACTGTCAGGTAACTTGACTCTATATCACATAGGGTTACGCCCTCGACATTGCAGTCCGCACTCCGCAGCAACCAAGGAGTGCGACCGTGGCCGATACCACGAGAGCAACACCGGAACCGCGCTACCGGGTGCCGTGCGAGTTCTGCGGCAGCGCGATCGGCGTTCTTCTTCCCGATCTGATCGGCGACCGGCAGTGCTGTGAGGACTGCAAGAAGAGGCTCGCCAGCTCGATCTGCCTGAACTGCGGGGGGGCGGGCTACGACGACGCCGATCTTCAGGGAGACCATTACGTCGCACTTCGGTGCGGCGTCTGTCATGGCGAGGGACTGAAGCCCGACTCCGGCTGCCCCTATTCGGGTAACCAGTTCTGCGATCAGGGGCGCGACTGCCTCAGTTGCGGCGACCGCATGCTCGAGCGCGCCATGGACCAGGCCGAGGCGATGGGCGAGCACTGGCGCGTGCAGCCATGAAGGCCCGCACGCTGGTCCTCGCCGCCGCGCTACTCTCGCTCGGCGCCTTCTCGATCCTGTTTGTCGCCGCGTTCCTGTTCGTCGGGAGCCGGGCGCTGCCGCTCGGAGGCGTCAGATGAGCCGCGGCCAATGGCTCAAGATCCAGGCGTGGCTGGAGAAAATCGTTCGCGAGACGCGCGAGGAATACGACGCCCAGCGGACCGCCGAATGCACCGAGTGGTACATCCCGGCGGACGTCGCGCCGGTCTCGCACGTCCCCGAGCACGCGCAGGAGGCGCGCGTCGCGGTCGCCATGCTGCTCGGGGAGATGCACCTGAAGTGGTTCAACGGGAGCAAGTGGTGAGCGGCTACGCGAGTGGCACCGGCGTCGCCGTGGACCGCAGCAAGGCCGAGATCGAGCGGCTCCTGACCCGCTACGGCTGCTCGCAGTTCGGGAGCGGCTGGGCCAACGAAGGCGGTCAGGCGTTCGCGCACGTCACGTTCCGGCACGGCTCGACGAGCATCATGCTCGCGCTCCCGATGGAGCATCCGAGCAAGTTCCTGATCTCGCCGGCCGGGCGGCGCAGGACCAAGGACTCGGCCGACGAAGCCTACCGCGCCGAGGAGCGTCGCCGCTGGCGGTCCCTGGCGCTCGTCATCAAGGCGAAGCTCGAGGCCGTGCACAGCGGAATCTCCACGCTCGAGCGCGAGTTCTTCTCTGACGTGGTGCTCCCCGATGGCTCGACGCTCGGCCAGCGGCTGATCCCGCAGCTCGAGGCGATCCAGAACGGACGGCTCATGCTCCCCGAGCGCACGTCATGAGCCGCGCCCGCCTGATCCGCGCCTACTTCAACGCGATGCACGGCTTCTTCTCGGCGCGAACGCTCCTTCGCGCACACCAGCTGCGCGACCTCGCCGAGAGCCTCGCGGGCCGCCTCGCCGACATGGACCGCCCACGCTACTGGTGGAGCGAGGAATGAACCGCCCCGCGCGCTCCGAGCTACTCATCGTCGCGAGCATCCTCATGCTCGCCGCACTATTCATCAACTGGAGGATCGGATGAACACCGTCATCGAGAAGGTCGAGAAGGCGATCGCATCGCCGACGTCGCCGGCCGAACGGAACGTGTTCCTCGCAGCATTCGCCACGCCCACGCTCGCGCAATTGGAACTGCGCGCACCGGGCGGAGCGTTCGTCCGCGTCGGCGGCAACTACCCCACCGAGTTCCAGCCGAACGCGGTCATCGCCATGCGGTACGAGTCGCCGGCCCAGCTCTACGCCATGGCTGCGCTCTTCGCGACGCTGGCCAAGAGCATGGAGGACATGCAGCCGGTACCCGCGGTCAGGGCGGCCACCGCGCCGGGGCCGCAGGGCGTCTTTCGCAGTGGGTTCGGCGGGAATCTGTTGATCGTGGTCGACCCCAAGACGATCGCCAATCCAGCAACGGTGTCCGGCGCGGGAGCGGCCGTCCCGGTATCGGCCGGGGAGCCCGCCCACTAGCAAGGGGCGCGGGCTCGTCCGGACACCGACTCACCTTCAAACCACCCGGCGCACGAGGCGCCACCACCCGAGGAGAAGCGAACATGAGCATCGAGCAGGCACCGACCACCGCGGGGAGCGCGTTCTTCTCGCCAGCCGCCAATATCAAGCCATACTTGAAGGTCGCCGCGCAGGGGTTCGCGGGCACCGGCAAGACCTTCACGCTCATGAAGATCGCGATCGCGCTCGTCCTGCAGCGGAAGAAGCTTGACCCCAAGACACCGATGCGGATCGCGATGATCGACACCGAGAAGTCCTCGGGATTCCTGCGCCGTATCGTGGAGACCGCCGGCATCGAGTTGGTAGTGAAGGAGACGCGGGCGCTCGTAGATGTCATGACCGCGATGGATCTCTGCGAATCGGGCTACGCCCCCGTGCTGCTCCTCGATTCCATGAGTCACATATACGAGAACTTCGTCCAAGCCTACAAAAACGAGGCGCACCGCAACCGCCTGGAGATGTTCGACTGGGGGGTGTTGAAGCCGCGGTGGAAGGACACCTTCTCGGCGCGGTTCGTTCGCTCGCGGATCGACATCCTGTTTACCGGGCGCGCTGGTTACGAATACGACACGAACGAAACCGTCACCGACAGCGGCAAGAAGAAACTGGAGATCTACAAGTCAGGCGTCAAGATGAAGATCGACGGCGAGACCGCCTATGAGCCGGACATCGTGCTTCACATGGACCGGATCGAGGAGCTACTCGAGGACGACAAGGTCGTCTATCGCACCTGCACCATCTTGAAAGACCGCTCCGGATTGCTCGACGGGAAAACGCTCAAGAACCCGACCGGGGTCGAGTTTGCTCCGGTGTTCGATTACCTGCTCGCGAACCCAGCCGCGGTGGTCGCCGACGAACCGGAGGGCAACGACCGATCGCTCTTCCAGGACGACGATGCGACCGAGAAAAAGAAGCTCCGCCGGGAAATCCTGCTCGAGACCGTCGAAGAAACCATCAAGAAGGCGGCGCCCGGGCAAACCACCGAAGAGAAGAAGTTCCGCCAATCGCTCCTCGAGAACTGCTTCGGCACCCTTTCTTGGCGAGCGGTGACGGTCATGGATCTCGACAAGCTCGACGCGGGCCTGAGACTGGTTCGAGAGATCGTCGAGGCCGCGCGCAGCAAGAAGAAGACGGCCGATATCGAGGGCCGGACCGCAGACCTCGATCCCGACCCCACGCCCGCGGCGCCTGCCGCCAAGCCCGCCAAGGCGAAGGAATCCCCCGCCGAACCCTCGGCCGCCACGGACGGCGCCGAGGTCGAGGTCGTGAAGCCCATGGACATGCTCACGCGCGAACGACTGCGCCGGAGCATCCGGAACGGCATGCACGAGCGGAACGAGAGCCCCTCGCAGTTCCTGTCCGATGAGACCGGCCGCGAGGTCCGCGAGACCTCGGACCTGACCGATGATGAACTCACCCGCATCGCCGAGCGCTTGACGCGCCCGGTCACGACGTAGGCGCCGCGATGAGCTCGGTCAACAAGGCGATCATCTTGGGGAACCTCGGCAAGGATCCCGAGAAGCGCTACACGCAGGCTGGCGATGCCGTCGTCACGCTCTCGGTCGCGACGTCCGAGAGCTGGAAGGACGCGAGCGGGGCGAAGCAGGAGCGCACGGAGTGGCACCGCGTCACAGTCTGGAAGGCGCAGGCGGAGGCGTGCGCCAAGTACCTCTCCAAGGGATCGAAGGTCTACGTCGAGGGGAAGATCGAGACCAAGGAGTGGCAGGACAAGCAGGGCCAGAAGCGCTACACGACCGAGATCCGCGCGCTCATCGTTCACTTCCTCTCGGCCCCGGCGAAGCGCGACGAGGCTCCGGCTGACGACTTCGGACCGCCTGGCGGGGCGGGCGATTGGAAGCCGGAACCTCCGCGCGACGACGACGACGTGCCGACGTTCTGAACACGAACTAGGACCGGGAGTGCGGCGCTGGCCCGCAACAAGGCGCCGAGGGCTCCCGGTCCGGCGCAACTTCGGAGAGGAGAACGAACTTCATGGATGGCTGCGAACTGATCGTGGACAACTTCGCTGGCGGCGGCGGCGCATCGCTCGGCATCGAGCTGGCGCTCGGTCGCTCGCCGGACATCGCGATCAATCACGACATCGAGGCAATCACGATGCACGCTGCGAACCATCCTACGACCCGGCACTACTGCGAGAGAGTGTGGGACGTCGACCCGGTAGAGGCGTGCGCCGGACGGCCGGTCGGCCTCGCATGGTTCTCGCCCGACTGCAAGCACTTCTCGAAAGCCAAGGGCGGCCGCCCGGTCGAGAAGAAGATCCGGGGGCTCGCATGGGTCGTGATCCGCTGGGCGAAGGCGGTGCGACCGCGGATCATCTGCCTCGAGAACGTGGAGGAGTTCCAGGGCTGGGGTCCGCTCGGCACGGACGGGCGGCCATGTCCGGTTCGGCGCGGGCTGACCTTCCTTCGCTGGAAGCGGGCACTCGAACGCTGCGGCTACGCGGTCGAGCTTCGCGAGCTCCGGGCCTCCGACTTCGGCGCGCCCACGTCTCGCAAGCGACTGTTCGTGATCGCGCGCTGCGACGGCCAGCCCATCGTCTGGCCGGATCCCACGCACGGACCGGGCCGGTCGTTCGCGCACAGGGTCGCCGCCGAATGTATCGAATGGTCGGTCGGATGCCCGTCTATATTCGAGCGCAGCCGCCCGCTCGCGGAGAACACGCTCCGGCGAATCGGGCGTGGCGTCTGGCGCTACGTCATCAACGCGGCGCAGCCTTTCATCGTGCCGGTCGCCCACCAGGGGGACGCGCGAATGCACTCGATCGACGACCCGATGCCGACAGTCACGGGCGCCCACCGCGGGGAGCACGCCCTCGTCGCGCCATTCCTCACCGAGCACGCGAACGCCTCGAACCAGCGGAACCTCCCTATCGACGAACCAATGCGGACCGTCTGCGCGCAGGTGAAGGGCGGCCATTTCGCCCTGGTGGCGCCCACGCTGATCGAGACCCGCAACGGCGAGCGCGAGGGACAGGCGCCTCGAGTGAGGGACATTCGGCGCCCGCTCGGAACCGTGACCGCGCAGGGCAGTCAGGGCGCACTCGTCGCGGCCTTCCTGGCTCGCCACTACGGCGGCCACGAGAACGACGGCACGCAGATGTCGCTCCCGCTCCCGACAGTGACCACGCAGGATCACCACGCGCTCGTCACATCGCATATCACGAAGTTCAAGGGTACGAGCCCGGACGGCCAATCCCTGACCGAGCCGCTTCATACCGTGCAGGCCGGCGGGAATCACTACGCGGAGGTCCGGGCGTTCCTCGTCAGCTACTACGGTCAGGGAACCGGGCAGCAGCTCGATCTACCGCTTCGCTCGGTGACAACACACGACCGATTCGGGCTCGTCACGGTCGACGGCACGGACTACGCCATCGCCGACATCGGGATGCGGATGCTCCTGCCCCGGGAGCTCTTCCGCGCGCAGGGGTTCCCCGACAGCTACGTGATCGATCCGGCCGTGAAGGGAAAGCCGCTCTCGAAGACAGCACAGGTTCGCATGTGCGGGAACTCGGTATGTCCTCCGCTCGCCGCTGCGCTCGTCCGCGCGCAGTTCCAAGCCGTGGCCGAGGTCGCATGATCGCGCTACGCGCTCGCAGCACCAGCGAGCCGACGACATGAGCCGCGCCACGCTCAACGCTCCGCACGGCTGGATTCGCGCTGCGAGCTACGGCGGCAAATGGCATCGGGCGACGTGCTCTGGGACGCCTGCGTGCGGCTCGTCTTGCGGTCGTCGCGGCGAGACGGAGAAGGCGGAGATTCCGCCGCTATCTCACCACCACGGGGCGGCGTCGGTCTGCGTTGCCTGCTTCCGAGCCGCCGTTGGCATCGACAAGCTGTGCACCTGCGGCTGCACTTGCTCGTGCGCCAAGACGAGCACCGCAGAGAGAGAGGACCGCACATGAGCCGACCGATGGACCCACGCCGCATCGTTCAGATCGCCGTGGCTGGGGTGGCTAATACGTCCTCCACGCAGACAGACGGGATCATTCTCGCGCTCGCCGATGATGGGTCGCTGTGGGCGGCGGGCGTGGACTCCTACGCGACAGAGAATCCGTGGACCCGCGTCACTGACCTACCCTCAAAGCCGAGAAGCGAGGACGCCGATGTGCCCTTCTGAGAGCGACCCAGTACGCCCGCTGACCATGACTCGCGATGGCGAGGCATACATCCGCGCGCTCAAGGAATACGCGGGGCACAAAGTGGCACCAAAGTGGCTGAATCAGCTTATCGCCGAACTCGACGCCACGCGCTCCCAGCTTGAGCAGGCGCAACGCGAGCGGGACGAGACGCGCACGGTTCTCTGCTAGCTGTGTGTATGGGGCGCGCCGCGCACCGAGTTCTGGCAGGACGCTGCAAAGTCGGTGCGCGCCAAACTGGCCGAGAACGCCGCGCAGATTGTTGACCTCATGCACGCTCGCGACGAGGCGCAACGCGAGTGCGCGGAGGCTGAGATCCGCGCTAGGCGGGCAGAGTCTACCGCCGAACACTGTGCAAAGCTGGCTGGCGCAGCCCGCGCGGAGGCGGCGAAGCTGAGGGGGGACATCAAGCGATGGCACGATGCGCTGACGATGCCTCTCGGCCCACTCACTCGGAAGGAACTCAGGCAGCAGATGCTGGACGCCGTCGCATCGACCGAGCCAATCACCGCAGCCGACATGGAATGGGCCAAGCGAGCGCTGTCCACGCCGCCCGCAGGCCTGCCGTGAGCGCGAATCCGTTTGCATTGCCCGAGCAACTTGGCCCGAATGGAGAGCGCATCGAGATCGACTATTACGGCGAAGGATGCGAACTGCCGCTGCGCGTCTACACCCCACCGTCTTGGCTCGCTGCTTTGTGCGGGGTGCCGGGCACGGTCGAACTGGCCGTGCGCGGGCGTCGCAGGATTTACTCGTTCTGGCGCGACGAACAGGGACGCAAGATGGGACGATGGCACTTCGACGAATACCCGAAGGTACCGACAGCAATGGAGCGGGCGGCGGGACTACCGTTCATCGACTTCACCCCGTGGCCGAAGCCATGACGCCCAAGCAGCGCAGGTAGCACAACCGCCCGAGAGGGCATGGAGGCACACAATGCAGGCACCAGACGGCAGCACCCACGTTCCCGTAGACGCGCCGGCGCCGAAGGACGCGCTCTCCGAGTTGTTCACCTATCACGCAGCCACGCCGCGCCAAGAGGAGGACTACCGAGCGATTCGCGGCGGAGCGCTCTCGCTGGCCCGAATCATCGACCGTTGCTGCGCTCCCGGGCCGGACCGCACCACCGCGATTCGCAAACTCCGCGAGGCTGTGATGACGGCCAATGCGAGTATCGCCACCAACAACGCGTCGTATCGGTAGCCATGACGCGCAAGCAGCGGACGCGCGCCTGGATCGTGCTGGCGATGCTGGCGCTCGCCCTTCTCACGCTCGGATGGAAGGAATATGGCCCGGGCAGTTACTACCCGGTGCTGCTGGCGGAGGGAACGCAGCCGGGCGATTCGACCAGCAACGGCAACATCGGCGTGCGGCCGCTCATCGTGCGCCCCGAGTGCACCATGTTCCGCGTAACGGTCTGGAACCTATTCCCCGTCCGCACGCGAGCGAAGGGCAAGTGAGCGCGCGCCCCCGTGGCTCCTCCGTCATTCGCTGCTGCGATTGCCCGCGCCGGTTCGTCATCACGCGCCGCGGGGGATGCCGACGCTGCCCGGACTGCCGCGCCAGTCGCAGGCTCGCCATCTCGGCAGAGCGAAATGAGAAGGCTCACGCAGAACGGCAGTCAGTAGCCGCCTCGCCGCCCGAGATCGTCACCATCAACCACGCCGTCGCGGTCCAGATCGTCAACCAGTGGCAGCGTAACAGCTTCTGACACCCCGGCATCATCAACCGCGAGCCACGGAGGGCCGAAAACGAGAGGGACCATTCTCCGAAAGGCCGCGGTCCATGGAGATCCCCCGACTCCTCGAAGCATTCATCCACCACCTGCGCAGCGAGCAGGTCAGCGAATCGACCGTGCGCGTCTACGCCTCACACGTGAGCATGTACCTACAGAACCTCGCCATCCACGACAACGACCCAGCTCAAGCCACCCGCGACTCCATCGGCCGGTATCTGCAATGGACCCGCGCGCGTGGCAGGTCATCGGCCACCATCGCGCTCCAGCAGACGGCGATCAAGCGCTTCCATGGCTTCTTCGCGAGCCGGGTGCCGACCACCGGACCGAACCCATTGGAGCGACGGTTCCGCCTGCGCCCTGGGAGGAAGCTCCCGCGCTGGCTCTCCGAGGACGGCATGCGCGCACTCATCGAATCGGTCGCAGGAGCGGCCCCGCTCGACATCCGCGACCGCGCACTCCTCGAGCTCCTCTACTCGACCGGCCTCCGCTCCGCCGAGATCCTCGGCGTCACTCTCGCCGGCGTCTCGGAACGCGGCCGCACCCTCCGCATCACCGGCAAGGGCTCGGTCGACGCCATCGTGCCGTACGGCGAGCACGCCCACCTCTGGCTCGCCCGCTACCTCGCAGCGGCCCGCCCAGCCCTCATCGCCCGCGAGTCGCATGACCGGCTCTGGATCAACTGCTTCGGCGGCCCACTCCGCTACGCCGGCCTCCACCGCATGGTCCGAGAGCGCGGGAAGAAGGCCGGCCTCGTCCGTGTCACGCCCCACATGCTGCGCCACAGCTTCGCCACCCACTTGATGGAGCGCGGCGCCAACCTCCGGGTCATCCAGGAGGCCATGCGCCACGCCTCGATCCGGTCCACGCAGATCTACACCCACATCGATACCGCCCGCCTCGCGGACGAGATCAGGCGATACCACCCGCGCGGCTGACTCCCGCGCAACACGAAAGGCCACGGATGGCCAGGCAGCTGAGGTTCGAGGAAGGCACGGCCGGCAGGAACGGCCATCGCCCGGTACCGCTCGAGCGCACCGGGCTCCGGAGCACGCTCGGGATCTGCGAGACATGCGGCAGCCGGCTCCATAGCACCGCATCCTGCCGCCACCGAGACGACATCGCGTTCGGGACCGTCACGACATCGCAGAACGGCGAGTACCGCGGGCCCCTGAAGGTGCGGATCATCCCGCCCGGCTGGTCCTACGCCGAGGCTGCGACCATGGTCGACCACCGCGAGATCAAGCCGCAGCAGATCTGGCAGCACCCGCTCGGCCGGCGATATCTGGTCATCCGCGTCGCCGACTGCCTGGTGCACCTCCGCTCGAAGCGCCACCTGATCCGGACGACCGAGGCGAAGATCCGCGCCTCCTGGTCCTACTACGGCGAGGCCACCCGTGGGTAAGCGATCGCGGGACAAGGGAGCGAACGCCGAGCGGGCTGCTGCGCGGATCCTGCAACTCCTCTACCCGGACGCCGCGCGTCGCTGCTCGGGCGAGGAGAGCCAGGACGCGATCCGAGGCCGGGACTTGAAGGGCACCCCAGGGCTCTGTGTGCAGGTCAAGGAGACCGGCGCACCGCAGCCCCTCGCGGCACTCGAGGAAGCCATCCGGGCCGCCGGAACCGATACGCCCATCGCCATCACGCGCCAGTCTCGCATGGGCACCTCCACGCCGTTCCGGGCCATCCTCACGCTCGAGCACTACCTGCGCCTGCAGCTACTCTGGAACATCTCGGCCCCGGAAGCCCGCCAGTCCGCGGCGTTCCAGACAGCCGCGAACTTGAACGCCCTCGCCGAGGGCGACGCGCAGATGCGCGCGCGGATCGGGTGACCGCAGCCCCCCACGACCTCGAAGCCGAACGCGCCATCCTCGGCACGCTCCTCTCCAAGGCCGACCTAATCGCACGCGCCACCCGCCGCGGCGTCACGGCACGCTCCTTCTATGGCCCATTCCACGCCCGCGTCTACGCCGCCATCCTGGCGCTCGCACCGGCTGCCGACATCGTCACCGTCCACGAGCTGCTTCGCCGCGGCGTGAAGGCTGACCCGGACGATCTCGGGAACCTCGCCCACCTGACCGAATGGGCGTCCGCCCCGGAGAACCTCGAGGGCCGCTGCGATCTCCTGGTCCGCCTCGAGCGCCAGCGGGAACTGATCGCCCTGACGCGCTCGCTCGACGAAGCGGCCCACGCCACCGACGATCCGATCGCGCTCTCCTCGGAGTTCTCAGCTCGGCTCCGCGATCTCTCCTCCGCCGGCTCGACCCGCTCCGGGCTGCTGGAGGCCATCCATGCGTCCACCGCGCTCACCGCGGCCGACCTCCCGCGCCCGGTCTCGCTCCTCGGCGACGGGCTCATCTGCCGCGGCGACCTCGTCATCTTCGCCGGCCAGCCGGGGCTCGGGAAGTCGCGCCTATCGCTCGAGATGGCCGTAGCCATGGCCAAGGGCGAGTCGTGGATGGGGCTCGCCACTTCCGACCGCCCCCTCCGCGTCTGCTACCTGGCGCTCGAGTTCTCCAACTACCGCTGGCTCGAGCGCTGCCTGTCGATCTTCGGCGATGGATCGGTGCATGCCGAATCGTCCGAGCTCCTCGGGGCCTACCGCGACCTGACGCTCTCCGGGCCCGGCGGCTGCTTCCACTGGCTCACGCGCCAGCAGCTGGACGGCGGGCTCGATCTCGTGTCCACCGCCGGGGCGCTCGCCCTCCGACACCTGATCGATGCCTTGACCCCGGACCTCGTCATCTGCGACGCGCTCTCCCGCTGCATGGGGAACCGCGAGGAGACGAACGAGGAGTTCGGGCCCTTCATCGAGAACTGCGACGACATCCGCTACTCGACCGGCGCCGCCCTCGAGTTCATCCACCACGAGCGTAAGGTCGAAGACCGCTCGAAGACCGATCGGCTGTCCATGATCCGCGGCGGCTCGAAGTTGACCGCTGCAGCCAACACCGTGCTCACCTGCTCCAAGACGCCGTCCGGGCTGCGCGCCATCTACTTCGACAAGGCGAACTATGCGAGGGAGCCGGACCCGATCCACTACGAGATCCCCGACGAGGGCGGTCCTTCCGTGCTCGTCCGGGCGCCTGAGAAGCGCGGCGATCAGAACGTCGAGGCAGTCTGGCAGGCGATACGCACGCACACCGAGCCAATCACCGCCGAGGAGATCGCTGGCACCATGAAGCTGTCCGTTCGCTCGGTGCGCAGGCACCTCGAGCGGCTGAAGGAACGTGGTGTCGAACGCATCCGCGTCGACTTCCGCACGTGGAGCTATCGCGTCGAGGAACGGGCGGAGAACTAGCCCGCCCTCAGAGCGATCCAGAAGAACGTGGCGTAGGCTTCGAGATAGCCGCTGCGCCAGGCCAGTCCGATCGCGACTGCAGCGACCATCGCCCAGCCGATCGTGCGCATCCTGTGAGTCACCGGGATCCCCTCCGCGGAACGTGAAACGCCTCCGTGCGGGCCGTTTCGCGCCTCCGGTGCGCGGTGAGTCAAGCCCTATGATAGCAAAATAGTTGTCATGGGCGATATGCCAACATGGCAGTAACGGACTCGCGGACAGTCACGGACAGAGTCACGGACACCTGTTTTGTGTGTTTAGTCACGGACAGATGATTTTCTCCTGTCCGTGACTGTCCGTGACTCGGTGTCCGTAACTCTTAGTGTTGTGGGGCACAAGGTTATAGAGGCTCGTCTCTTGAGTCACGGCCAGAAGTCACGGACACCAATGGAGTCGCGGACAGGAGTCACGGCCAGCCCGGGGATGGTGTAGCCATCCCCGGGTCTGTCCGCGACTACCTGCCGACCTCCCGCCTCCATGGGCCGACCCGGTCAGTAACTTTCCTCTTGCAATCCTGAAAAATAACCCGATGTGTCGGGGGAGCCGGCGCAGCAAGCGCCCTCGGGGATCCGCGGTGCACAGGGAGTGCCCGCGAAGCTGTCAACGCGCAGGGAGGTGCGGTGCGATGATGCGGAACATTCGCGGTCTGATCGTTGGGGCGGTTCTGACCGCCGCAGTCGCAGCGCTCTTCGCTGGCGTGACGCCGGGCAGCGCGCAGGCTCAGGGTGGCGCGGCCTTCTACATCAAGCGCGTCCCGCTCGTCGCCGCGCGCAACTCGAACCTCGCGGACAATCCCTTCGTCGCGACCAATCCCGGGCAGACGGCCTACTCGAGCTCGATCCTGAATGGCTGGCACGGTGCGGCCGCATCCGGCACGACCGGCATCGGCGCGCTCGGCACGATGGACACGACCGCGGCGATCGACGTGCGCGAGCACTGGCTGAAGACGCGCGTGGTCTATCTCCAGGCGCCGCTCGTCGCCGATCTCGCCGACTCGACGTTCTTCGGCACGCTGAAGCTCACGAGCACCGCCTCCACCATCGATACGGTCACGATCCAGCGCGACGTGTCCGTCGACGGGATCACGTGGACGGTGGTCGACTCGTGCGCCGGCCACGTGATCTCGGACACCGCGCCGATCTTCCAGCAGAGCCAGACGCTCGACTCGACGCGCGTCATCATGCCCGCCTCGGGGAGCGTGACGGTTTACGGGATGGGATGGGACGTCTACCCGTTCGGCCCGAAGAGCGGCGTCACCGCGCTGGCCATGGAAGGCGTCAACTACATCCGCTTCCGCATCCACATGACGCCTGGCGACTACGCCGCGGCTGGCTTGACGGGTGGCATCCGCGGCGTGTTCGAGTTCCCCTCGGCCGACTCCAATCCCTACCTGCCGGCCCGAGCGGTCCCGGCACAGCCTTAACGGCATCGCATTTCTCTCGTGCGGCGGCGGGTTGATCTCCTTGGGGCCCGCCTCGGTGGTTGGTGACCGCACGCGCGAGACGGCGGGCCGAGCGTCGTGAGGGTGGCAGCGCCACAAGTGGCCGCGCCCCTCGGCACTTGACTTGAGGAGCAGCGAAGTGGGCAGAGGCGGTCCAGGGACTCCGAAGACGCGGTTGCTCGGCAAGGAGCAGCTCGACGGGGTCCGTCAGGCGAAGAAGCGGCTCGCGGTGGCGCTCCAGCGGCATGGCATCCGCTGGGTCGAACGGATCATCGAGGCCGGCCCGGCGCAGGTGGTGGCATCGAACCAGAAGGACAGGCCACGCGAAGCGTCGAGCGAGTTCGAGATGAGCGAGTCGAGGCAGCTCTTCCAGTGGGCGATGACGTTCGCAGCCGATCGCGGTGGCGGGATGCCGAGGCAGACGGACGTGCAGGTCGCAGCCGGGACGGAAGGCGTACCGGAGATCACGGTGAACATCGTCGGGCACGCAAGGCCGACTGACACGTAGCCTACAGCGGGGTGCGGCGTGTGGCATGTCGCAGCAAGGATGCTGCTGGTGGTGATGGCCACGATGGCCAGTGACGCCGCATCCCCGCCTATCCGTATCGCGCATGTCCTGGAGCCCGGGAACTATGCCCAGGAGCGCTTCTGGCTCTCGACCGCCCCGGTGCGGCTCCTGTCCTCGCGCGTCGGCCGCGGCAAGACATGGGTGGTCTGCGCCTCGGAACTGGTGAAGGCGCTGCAGCTCCCGGGGCTCCGCTCGGCGCTCACACGCCTCGAGCGCGCGAGCATGGAGACGACGACGCTCCAGAGCTTCCGCGAGCTGGTGATGGAGACGGTCCCTGGTCTCTGGGAGCGCGGCTGGTCCGAGTCCAAGTCGGTGCTGACATTCCCGCGCACCCAGTGCGACGTCTGCTCGCGCGTCCACCAGTCGGAGATTCACGTCTTCGGCTGGAAGGATCCGGGCCGGCAGCTGTCGGCCGAGTTCGGGAGCATCGCGGTCGACCAGGCCGAGCAGCTGGACCTCTCGCACTACACGATCGCCAAGACGCGGCTCCGGCAGAACAACCTCTGCGTCAACAAGCGCGCGGAGAAGCTGGGGCTGAACCCGCGGCAGATGTCGCTCGCCTGCAATCCGGAGGACAGCGAGCACTGGATCGCGCGCACGTTCGACCCGGACGCCGGCATGCGGATCGTCAATGACGAGAAGGGCCGCCCGCTCTGTGACGTGATCCTGTCCTCGTTCAACGACAACGCGCAGCACCTGCCCGAGGGCTACCACGATGACCTCGAGACCCTGAAGGGCTCGGTCTTCTATGACCGCCTGGTGCTGGGGAAATGGGCGCGCGCCGAGGGGCTCGTGTTCCCGATGTACGACCCGAAGATCGTGGTGCCGGCGCCGGCTGACTGGGCTGGCTGGGGCGGGTATCCCCCGGCCGCCTGGCCGCGCTGGCGCGGGATCGACTTCGGGTATCGGAACCCGTTCGTCTGCCTGTGGCTCGCGACTGGCCCGGACGGGACCGACTGGCTCTACCGTGAATGGTCGCGCTCCGAGATGCTGGTCGAGGACCACGCGCGGAAGATCTGCCAGGTCGAGCATGAGGAGCTGGAGGCGCTCCGGCATTGCCGCGCCCTCTCGGACAACGCGGACCTGGCGTTCGCGATGAAGCCCTACCTCGACGGACTGAACGTGCGCGGCAGCTACGCCGACCACGACGCCGAGGACGCTGCGACACTCGCGCGTCACGGGGTGCGCACGGTCCCGGCGCGGAAGGACATCGATAACGGCATCAAGGCGGTGATCGCGTCGCTGAACCTCGACAAGTTCCGCATCGTCCAGGGCTCGCTCGTCGCGGAGAACGCGCTCGAGGTGAGCCTCAAGCTCCCGACCTCGCTCCCGAAGGAACTGTCGCGCTACACCTACCAGAAGCTGGCCGAGAGGACGCGCAACCCGAATGACGCCGCGAAGGAGAAGCCGGTGGACGCGATGAACCACAGGATCGACGCGCTCCGTTACGCGCTCTATTCGCGCTCGGTTACGCCGCGGCCGTCAGTGTGGGTGGCGGCGTGAGCCGACTCTTCATCGGCCCTGCCGTCGTTCTCTTCGTCGTCGTCGCGGCATGGTTCTGGGCCTCGCTCATCCTTCGCCGCTGCGATTGCCCGGTCTGCCAAAGGGTGCGGGAGCTTCGCGCGAGGGGGCCGATCGAATGAGCAAGTGCGGGAAGTGCGGCGGCGAGGGGCACAACGCGCGCTCGTGCAAGGGCGATGGCGCTGCTGTTCCGGCCAAGGCGCCGAAGGTGAAGAAGGCTGCCAAGGCGAAGTCGGTTTCCTCGATGACCGTGACCGAGTCGCTGATCCAGCGTCGCGACGCTCTCCAGCGCGAACTGACGACGATCACGCGCATCCTCGGCGACCTGAAAGACGTGGGTATCGAGTGAGCGTCATGCTCCGCACCGTTCGCTGCAACCGCGGCCCGATGGATGGGGCCGAGATCGCCGTTCCCGCGGCCACGCAGCTGCCGGAGACGATCAGCTTCCCGAGCGCGGTGATGCTTCGGCGCGACTACTACCGGCTGGTCGAGGAAACGGACGGGCTGGCGCGCTATGAATACGAGCGCAGCGGGACGGTGGTCGCGTGAGCCGGATCGGGGATGCCATCCTCGCCTGCGCAATGAGTTGGGCGATGGTCGTGCTCATCGCACTGACGCTCACGGCGTTCGGCTGCGGCTCGTCCTACAAGGGCGCGACTGCGCCGGCGGCCATCGCGGTGGCAGACGCCGACACGGTGCGGCTGATGGTCTGCGGGGACCAGCCAGTCGCGTGCCTGTCGGCCGAGGATGCCGCGGCCCTGGCGCCGACCTGCCCCGAGCCCGATACGCTCCTCTGCGTCCGGGCGCTCGTCATCGCGTTCCACGTGAAACGGGGCGACGAGTGAAGCGCGTGCTCGCGGTGACGCCCTGGTCGGGCGGCTTCGTGGATGTGCAGCTGGGCCTACTGCGCGCGGCCGGTCACGACGTCCGGGTGCTCCGGCTTACCGTCACGGCCGGCCCGCGCTGGTGGGTGGTTGCCTGTGCCATGCTGCAGGCCGCGTTCTACCGCGGACCCAAGTCGCACAGGGTCGGGGCTTGGGCGGAGGTAGTTCATGCCTACGGCGCGTGGCCAGCCGGGCTCGCCGGGCATTACCTCTCGCACCACTGGAATGTGCCGCTCATCATCCATGAGCATCTCTCGCCCCCCGAGCGCCTCCGCCGCCTGCCGCTGGCGGTGGCTGTGCTCGAGGACTGCGACCGCATCCTCTCGCCGAGCGAGGGGCATGCCGCGGAGGTCTCGCGGATCGCTGGCGGTCGGCATGTCGAGGTAGTCCCGAACCCGGTGGTGACGGGCTATCAGGATCTTGGCTGCCCCACGGGCCCATCGCGCGTCGTATGTGTCGGCCGGCTCGAGGGCCAAAAGGGCTTCGACCGGATCGCCCTCGCGTCGCGCTACCACGAGGACGCGACGTTCTACTTCATCGGCGCGGGCTCGCAGGAGCGGGGGCTCCGGTCGCTCGTCAATGGGAACGCCATCTTCGTCCCGCCGACCGACCACCGCGGCGCTATGGGCTGGCTCCGGAGTGCTGACGTGGTCGCCTGCCCCTCGCGGCATGAGAGTTTCGGGCTGGTGGCCGCCGAGGCCGCAGCCATGGGGAAACCGGTCGTGGCGACCGACGTAGGCGTTCATGCCGCGGTCGCGACCGAGCTGGTGCCGCAGGACGCCGGTCCGCGGGAGTGGGCAGCGGCGCTGAAGCGCGCCACCTTCGCCCCGCGCCTGCCGCGCCTCGTCCCGGGCAGCGCCCCGGAGGCGTTCGTCGCCGCCATGGGCCGCGCCTACGAAGTCCAGCGCGGAGGGGATGAGTGAACCTCGGCTCCCGCCTCTCCTCCGCCATCGGCACGCTGTTCGGATTCCCCAAGTCGACGGACGGCGGCGTCATGCCGAACTTCCGGCCGACGCTGATCGGGAAGCCCTACTACCTCGACCCGATCATCTGGGACCACGCCAAGGCGGTGCGGCTCGTCTCCACGATCCGCGCCTGCATCCTCCGGAAGTCGAACGACATGGCCGCCCAGCCGGTGGTGATCGAGAAGGAGACCTCGACGGGCTGGGAGCCGGTCAAGCGCGACAAGGGCAACATCATGGACGTCTGGCATGGCGGGAACCCTCGCCAGACCGGGCGCGAGGTGATCCGCGACTTCCACGCCAACTTCCTGACCCACGGCAACGCCTACATGGTCGCGGAGACGTTCGGCTTTAAGGTGCCGAAGGAACTGTGGGTCATGCCGAGCCACCTGGTGCGCGTGATCCCGGGCGAGCGCCGGATGCCGGCGGCCTACATCTTCAGCCGCGGCGGCAGCACGGGCGGCGGCTCTTCCGGACTCTTCGGCTCGATGGCCGTCGCGATCCCGGCCGAGAACGTGATCCCCTGGCACGACTACCAGCCCGAGGACGAGCCGATCGGTGTGTCGCCGCTCGACTCGATCCAGCTCCAGTACGAGACGCGCTACGACCTGATGCGGCTCTTCCAGAAGGTGATCCGCGCCGGTGGCGTGGGCGCGGGCTACTTCTCGGTGCCGCAGCCGGCGAACGGCGTGCCGGTCGTGATGACCGCGGAGGAGAAGAAGGCCGTGGGCGAGCAGCTGAAGCTCATGCGCCAGAAGTTCGACGTCCCGACGATCCTCGACATGCTGCACTTCGAGAAGATGGGGCTGACGATGTCCGAGCTTCAGTTCGTCGAGAACATGCGCATCGCGGATGCCGACATCTGCCGCGCGCTGGGGGTGCCGCCGTGGCTCGTCAACATCCGCGAGACCTCGAGCGGGACCGGCCGCACGGGCGACCTGGCGCAGGCCGAAGAGCGCGGCTACTGGCAGAACCTCCGGACCGAGCTGGAGATGCGCGACGCCCTCCTGACCGAGAAGCTGGGGCCGATGTTCAACGAGGACAACATCCGGTTCCGGACGGACCTCGCGAACGTGCCGGCGTTGAACCAGCCGCTCCTGAACTCGGCGCAGCAGATCGTGGCGCTGACCGGGCGGCCGGTGTTCACGGTGAACGAGATCCGCACGCTCTCGGGCCAGCCGCGGATCGAAGACCCGAGCGCGGATGAGTTGGCCGAGCAGAAGACGGCGGCGCCGTTCGGGCAGCAGGACCAGACCGGCGAGGTGACCGGCGACGGCGCGAAGACCAAGCCGGCCGACACGAAGCCAGCGCCCGAGCCGGGCTCGAAGGCCAAGCGTCTGATCGACACGCCCGAGCGGACCATGCGCTGGCGGAAGCAGGACAAGCTGATGAAGCGCTACGAGCGGAAGTTCGCCGCGGCGTTCGTGGGGCTGATCCGCGACCGGAAGAAGAAGCTCCTCTCGCGGCTCGAGGCGGGAGCGCTCCGGGCGCTGAAGGGCAAGCGCACGATCGACCTCGAGGAACTGTTCGCCCCCGAGCCGGACGACGAGGCGAACATCCACGCCATCTACGAGAGCCTGATCGCCGAGCGCGGGGCGGAGGCTGCGCGCGAGATCGCGCTCGAGCTTGAAGTCAACCTGAAGACGCAGAACGTCCAGCAGTTCATCAAGGTCCGCGAGTCCTACGGGCTGGATGGCTCGCTGAATACGCTCATGCAGGAAGTGCGGGCGACGCTGGCGGAGGGCGTGACGCTTAACGAATCGCTCTCGCAACTGACCGCGCGCGTGGCCGAGAAGCTGGACGAGGCCGAGCAGGGCCGCGCGCTGACGATCGCGCGCACCGAGACGCTCTCGGCTTACAACTTCGCCGGCGTCGAGGCGTGGCGGCAATCGGGCGACGTCGAGGAACTGGAATGGCTCTCCGCGAGGGATGAGGCGGTGCGCCCGGCGCATGCCGATGCGGACGGCGAGGTCGCCGGCATCAACGACGGCTTCGACGTGGACGGTGAGACGCTCGAATACCCGGGTGACCCGAACGGCTCGCCCGAGAACGTCATCAACTGCCGCTGTGTTGCGATCCCGGTCGTCTCGGAGCGCGCCATGCGGCGCCGCGGGCTCGAGGTCTACTTCCCGAGCAAGAACGGGCACGCGAAGCCGACGAACCGGCTGGCGGGGGTGCTGTGAGCCGAGCGAAGACCTACCGGACGACGGCCGCCCATTTCGCGATCTTCAAGCGCGAGGTCGAGCGCTGCGTCAAGCGCTGGGGCATCACCGAATGGCGGCTGCACGTCCTGCACGAGGGGGATCGGCATCCCGAAGCGAGTTTCGCATCCGGTGAGGAGAGCCGTGGCGCGGCTATCCGGATGAGCCGGACATGGCAGAACAAACCAACGGTGGCGGAGATCAAATGGACCGCTCGCCACGAGGCCACGCACTTCCTGCTGGCCCCGCTCTACGACGCCGCCACATCCCGATATATCTCGCAGGCGAAGATGGTAGAGGCGAACGAGTCTGTCTGTGAGCGCGTGGAGAAGCTCCTGCCATGAGAACGCTCGAGCGCGGCTCGCGCCTCGCGAAGGACGGCAAGCGGACCATGCTCATCCGCTGCCCGAACATGGCGTGCCAGGCGGACGTAGTGGTCAACCTCAACACGGACCGCGCGCATTGCAGCTACTGCGGGAACGACTGGCCATGGGGCAAGACCGCGCTCCTGCGCGGGACTCGGAGGGCGTGAAGGTGGAAAAGCAGCTGATCCGGCGCGTGACGGGCGGGAAGTTCGAGAAGCGCGCGAACCTCGAGGTCTCGGACGTGGACCTGGGGCTGATCGCCCAGCAGGTTCCGGACGGCTTCGCCGCGCCAACCGCTGCCGACGTCTACACCGCCTCGGCGCTCGTCTGTAACGACCTGATCGACAGCTATTCGACCCGCTTCACCTTGACGGCCCTCCAGCAGATCGTGCAGCTGCTGCCGGGCGCCAACGTGATGCGGAACCACAACGAGTACGCCTCCGATGACCTGCCGATCGCCCGCTGCTACGCGGCCGAGCTGGTGCAGCAGGCGGACGGCTGGTACGTGCGCGCCAAGTTCTACTGGGAGCGCGGCACGGACTGCGGCGAGGAGATGGGGCGGAAGATCGCGCTCGGGATCTGGCGCGAGGTATCGCTCTCCTGGTGGATGCGCTCGTTCACGAACTCGGTCACGGGGACCGACTTCGACGACACGCCGGGGAGCTATGCCGGGCAGGAACTGCCGGACGGCCAGACGGTGGTCGGCGTCATGGACGACGTGGTCGAGGTGAACGAGTTCTCGGTAGTCGCCCGCGGTGGGCAGTTGAACACGAGCATGAACCCGGCGAACCGGAAGGACGGGATGCCGGACGTGTTGGAGCTGGTCTCCGCAGCGCGCGCGAGGGCGAAGCAGCCGAAGCTGCCCGATCCGCGCGAGGCGTGGGGATCGTTGTGGATCGAGGGAGCAGCGTAGAGCGGTAGCAGTCCGTGGTGCGGTCATGCCCCGCGCCTGGAGTCGAGAGCCGGAGAGAAACCGGCACAGGTGCGCCCCGTCTGGGGCGTGGGGCTAGCGGGCGCGGGACAGGATGTCCCGAAGGCCAGCACACACGGAGGTGTGGGAAAGATGCCGAAGGTCGAGTTCAAGCACACGGGCAAGCCTCAGAATCAGCAGGAACTGGTCGAGCACATCGAGGACATCCGCTCGGCGGTGCTGGCCGGCGGCACGGCGACGGACGAGGCGCTCGAGCGCGTGGCCTCGGACCTGAAGGCCGGCTACGAGTCGGTGGACGAGGCGAAGAAGACGCGCAAGCGCGTCGACGAGCTCGAGGAGATGGTGAAGGTTCTCCACGAGTCGGGCCGCGTTCATGGCGACGACAAGATCGAGCGCCAGCTGCGCTCGCTCCCGATTGTCCACAAGGTCGAGAAGGACGAGGACTTCCGCGGCAAGATGACGCCGCCGGGCTTCAACCTGATGGCCCTGTCCCGGAAGGAGCTGAAGCTCTACCTCTCGGGCGAAGCGCTCGAGTGGGCGATCCGGTTCCGGCGCCTGAACAACATGGCGCGCTCGGCCCACGATGTCATCTCGCTCCTCTGCGAGGAGAAGCCCGAGCGCCGCGAGGCGTACAACCGCGCAGGCGGCATCAAGGGCCTGCCGCTCTGGGGCGCGCTCCAGGAGTGCTACAAGCAGGGCGCTCGTGCGCTCTCGACGGGCGGTGCCGCGACGGGCGCCGAGTGGATCCCGACCGGGTATTCGGCGGAGAAGTTCGATGACGTCCGCGACCTCTTGGAGCTCGCGAACAACTTCCGCTGGATCCCGATGCCCATGAACCCCTACGTCCTGCCGACGTTGATCGGGTTCATGAAGGCATACGTGATCCCCGAGGCCAACAACAACACGCTCGCCTCGAACACGATCTTCACGGCGAGCGACTTCACCACGGCCAACCGGACGATCACGGCGAAGAAGCTCGCCACGATCTCCTACTTCTCGCCCGAAGAGGAGCAGGACAGCATCATCCCGCTGCTCCCGACCTACGACGAGGAGCAGAACTACGCCCAGGCGGTCGGGTTGGACCAGGCGGTCCTGAACGGGCAGCTGACGTCCACGATCGACACCGGCGCAGTCCCGGCCTCGACGGATCCGGCCGGCAACTTCGACGGGCTCCGCTGGGCGGCGCAGCAGGTGGGCGGCCAGGTCGACCTCTCGGCCGGTCTCACGCCCGACAAGCTCGCGGCCATGATCCAGGCGATGGGCAAGTACGCGAACCCGCGCGACTGCAAGTACGTGACCGGGTACGTGGGCCTGGCGAAGGCACTCGTCCTCAAGGACGGCAACGGCAACCTCGTCTACCTGACGAGGGAGCACGCGGGTGAGGCGGCGACGCTCTTCACCGGCACGGTCGGCGTTCTCATGGGCTACCCGCTCGTCATCGCCGGCGTCTACCCGGGCAACATGAACGCGAGCGGAATCATCGACGGCTCGGTGACCACGAAGACGGGGATCCTGCTCGTCAACACCCGCCCGTGGATCGGTGGCAACCGGCTCGGCATCGAGGTCGATGTGGACCGCAGCGAGCGGTTCTCCTACGACCAGGTGGGCATCCGCTCGAAGCAGCGCGTGGCTTTCAAGTCGCTGCTCGTGCCGTCCGCCGCGAAGCCGTTCGTGATCGCCGGAGTCGGCCTCTAGGCCAGTAGATCGCAGAGGGCGGGTTCGGCGCGGCATGGGCGCCGGGCTCGCCCGAAGCGGTTCCCACAGGAATCGGAGGGCGAATCATGGCGAAGGTGCGGAACGTGAGCCACGGGATTTACGCGGACGGGAAGCTGTTCGTGGAGCCCGGGGAAGTGGTCGAGGTGAAGGAAGAGCAGGCGAAGTACCTCTGCGACGAGCAGACGGCCGGGAAGTTCGAGCGCGTCGTGGACGAGAAGCCCGCTGCGGCCGGGGGCGCTCGGTAGCGAATGCTCTTCCAGACCCCGCACGCATTCATCGATACGGCCCAACTCATGGCGCGCATGAAGCGCCTGGAGGGCGCCGAGGACGACATCGAGCAGCGGCTACTCGATGCGGTGAATGCTGCTACCCACTGGATGGAGCGGACGACGCGCAGGCGGCTCCGGGCGCGGAACTACCGGACGGCCGTCACGCTCTCGGGGTCTGCCTCGAGCGCCGATGCCACGTTCAACGTGGCGACGGCGACGCTGCGGGCGGGTGACGACATGGTCGGGGTCGGGGTCGCGCCCGGCTCGCAGGTCTTGAGCATCACCGACAGTGCGCACCTGGAGGCGACGCGCAACACGACGGCGGCGATCAGCAACGGGAGCCTGACGTTCGGCTCGCAGCCGCTCTCAATCGACGTCTCGCGGAACCTCGAAGCCTACTCGCCCTACGTGCGCGGGCAGTCGGAGATCTGGCTCCCGGAGCATCCGCTCGTGACCGTGTTCGGGCTCTACTCGCTCGACCTGGACGGGAACCGGACGGCGCTCGATACGACCGGCGCGCGGTTCGACTACGCGACCGGCCGGATCATCCTGACTCACGACATCTTCACCTCCGGGCGGCAGGAGATCCAGGCGGAAGTGCGGGCCGGTTACACGCCGCCGACCGCGACCGACCTCGGGAACGATGCGTGGTACTCGCTCGAGGCGATCGCGTTCCGGGCGGCCGAGATCTACTTCATGGACGCGCTCAACATCCGCGGCCGGGTGGACAGCCTGAACGCTGGCGGCGCCTCGGCGAGCTTCGGTGCGGCCTCGATGCCGGCGGACCTGATCTCGGCGATCACGCCGTTCTGCCGGAGGTGGTGACGTGATCGGCGTTGCGGTATCCGGGGCGGAGAAGGTGCTCGCGAACTTGAACCGGGCGGTGGCCGAGGTTCGGAGCCAGGGCGAGACGGCCATGCGCGAGGCCACGCTGTTCGTTCGAAAGCTCCTGACGCTCGAGCTGACTGGCCCCGAGTCGCGCGACCCCTTCTGGGGGAAGGTCGGCTCCAAGAGCATGGGCCTCTCGGTCCGGAGCGGGAAGACGCGCGCGAGCCTGACGCCCGGGACGCGGGTCTACCGCGAGGGGACGACCGTCGTTGGCGTCATCGGCTCGGCCGAGCCCCATCTCAAACTCCACGAGGACGGCGCCACCGTCTCGGGGACGAGCCCCAAGGGCTACCTCCGCATCCCGACCGCCGCGGCGCAGACGCCGGCCGGGGTGGACCGCTACAGCGGCCGCTCGGCTCGCGACATCCCGGGCGCGTTCATCTTGAAGAGCAAGACCGGCAATCTCTGGATCGCACTCCGGAACGGGAAGCGGGGCGCCTTGACGCTCCTCTATCTCCTGAAGAAGTCGGCGACCTTGAGGCCCCGGCACATCTTCGCCCGCGTGCGCGACCAGGCGCAGCCCGAGGTCGTGAAGATCACGGACGAGACGATCTCGGCGATCGTCCGGAAGGCGAACACGTGACCGCGCGCAACCAGGCGATGATGAACCGGGTCGGGGACGCTCTGCTCGTGAACCTGCAGGCGATCGGGAACCCGAGCGCCACGCTCTCGTGGCTCACCTCGCCGAAGACCGCGCAGCGCGGCTTCTCGGTCGATCTCGCGGCGCTGGCGAAGCCGGGCATCTTCCTGCTCTCGCAGGGCTGGGGCCCGAACGAGCCGATCATGCTGATCGGCGGGAACTTGACGGCGCGCGTCGAGGCGAAGTTCACGGTCCTCTGCGTGATCGACAGCCCGATGCTGAACCGCGAAGCCGAGCAGCGACTGAACAACCTCGCCTCGGACGTCATCAACGCGGTCTACCTCGACTACCAGCTCGGCACGCTCCTGGAGAGCGGCTACCTGACGGTCACGGGCTACCAGCCGCAGGTCGAGCTGTCGAACAACTCGTGGTCGGTCGCCTCGGTGGATGTGCTGGCCACATGGCTCTGGGACACGACGAACCCGTAGGCAATGAGCGCGGCGCTCGCCGCGGGGAGGAGTAGAACATGGCATCGCCAGGGATTGGCGCCAAGAGCTACCTGCAGTGGGGCCGCGAGGTCACGTGGGCCACCGTTGCGGCTGCGACCAAGCGCATCGGCATCCTGAGCCAGAACTTCGAGCAGGTGGTGACGCAGGTGCCGGATGCGACGCTCACGGGCGCGATCATCCAGCGCGGCATCATCAACGTGGCGGAGAAGTGCATCGGCTCGGTTGAAGCCTACATGACCTACAACGAGCTGATGATGTTCTGGGACGGTGTGATGGGCACCGCGACCTATGGCTCGAACGGCGGCGTGGACACGGGCGCCAATCCTTACACGCACACGTGGGCGACCGAGAAGGAGTTCTACAACTCGTTCACGCTGGAACTGATCGAGGGCAACATCCCCTCGAGTAAGTGCCAGCGCGTCCTCGGCGCCAAGGTCAAGATGATAACCGTCTCCGGCGACGCTGGCGGAATCGTCAAGGTCAAGATCGACTTTGTCGGGCAGAAGATGCAGACGAACCAGACCCCGACCGGCGCGCTCTCGGCCCAGGCGCCGATCCTCGCCCTCACCTCGCACGGCGTGAGCATGACCGATGGCAGCGCGACGGACGCCGCCTCGGACATCGTCATCAAGCATTTCGAATACACGATCGAGGCGGGACTCGACGACAGCCGCTTCGACTGCTCCAGCTATTACATCCTGGAGCCCATCCGGACCGGCGTCTCCAAGGCCACCATCAAGGTCAACAAGGAGTTCCGCACCAAGTCGGCGATGGACGACTACATCGCGGGCACGCTCCGGACGCCGATCCTCAACCTCGTGCGCGATTCGAACTATGAGCTGGATTTCAAGATCGACAGCGCCGTGGTGAAGAAGGCGAAGAGCGACGTCAACGGGTTCGGCATCCTCTACGAGGACGTCGAGCTGGAGTCGATCGAGAACGTCTCCGGTGGCAGCCACGGCTGTGTGCCGGCGATCAAGAACATTCAGGCCACCATCACCACCTAGGAGGGCAGCATGTCGGCCACGGATGGCAAGACGAGCCCGGCGAGCGACTTCGCCGCGCCCGAGACGAAGCTCTTCGACCTCCCGCGCCCGGGGGCGGGCGGGAAGGTGCTGACCGTGCAGATCCGGACCGTTCCCCCGATCGACCTCATCACGGCCATGGAGGGAGTGCCGGAGTTGAACCAGGCGGCGGTCCCGGACCTCTCGGGGACGGCGACGCCGGAGAAGAGCTTCGAGGCGATGCGCCAGACCCTGCTCGAGCAGGAGGCGCCCCAGCGGAAGATCGTGGCGCTCGCGGTGCTCGACCCCATCTTCACGTTCGAGACGCCGCCCGAGGCGGGGAAGGCGCCGTGGCGGAACCTCCACAGCGACAACCAGATCGCCCTGATCGCCGAGATCATGGACTTCTCGGGCTTCTCGAAGAAGCCGGCGCCCGCAGCGACCGCCCCAGCCACGCCGGCGGAGGCGGCAACGGCGTCGGCCGAGACGTTTCGCGGCGTGGCTCCGGAGTGACGGATATGGGGGACAGCGGGCGGCGGCCTTCGCCGACGAGCTCTGGGAGATCGCCAGGCTGCCGAGGTTGCCGCACGAGGTGCTCCCCGGCCTGGAGGCGCTCTCCAGATTCAAGGCGTACCAGCTCGCGCGCGAGGTGTTGAGGGCGCGCCGAAGGCTCCGGCAGCACCAGGTGGAGGAGCTCCTGCGGTCGATGGACGGCGACAAGGATCCAATGGGCGTGGGGCGCGTGATCGCGCTCCTCGGGGTGGGCGAGGTCGGGAGGTAGTCGGGTGGCGAACGTCATCGAGATCCTGATCCAGGCGAAGGACCAGGCGACCGCGGTCATGGCGAACGTCTCGAAAGAGGCGTCCGGCCTGAACGCAACCCTCGCCCAGTTCGGCGGCACGGGCGGCATCGCCCTCGCCGCGGCCGCCGGGATGGGCACGCTCGCTCTCGCCGGCGCCGAACTGGCGAAGCACTACTCCGAGACTGCCCGGCAGGTGCTGAACGTGTCCAATGTCTCGGGCGTCTCGACGGTCAACATCCAGGCGATGCAGCGGGCGGTCGTGAATGCCGGCGGCTCCGCCGAAGAGGTCGGCCTCGCCTTCCGGCGCCTCGCGGTCGGGGTCGAGAACAACAAGGCGGCGCTGGCGGCCCACAACATCACGGCGAGGGACACCTGGGGCGCGATGCTGCAGGTGGCCGACGCCATGGAGAAGGCGAAGACCGGGATCGAGCGCTCGGCGCTCGCGACGGCCGCCTTCGGTCGCGGCGGCTCCGGGTTCGTGGCCGTCCTCTCGCAGGGTTCGAAGGCGCTGCTCGCATTCCGGGACGAGATGGTGCATCTCGGCGTCGTGATGAGCGACTCGCAGTTGCAGAAGTTCCTGCAGCTCCACGAGCGGATCGACCAGCTGAATGCCTCCATGGAGGCGATGAAGCTCCAGCTCGCCTCGTTCATCGTGCCTCTGATGCTCAAGTTCTTCGAGGTGGTCGAGGCCATCCGCATCCGGGTAGCACTGCTGGTGCCGACCGTCTCTCTCCTGAACGACACGCTCGATGCCCTGAGCGAGAAGTTCAACAACGCCTTCGCCGGCTCCAAGTCGCACGAGGCGATGGACCGGGTCAAGCAGGACGCCATGGCCATGGCCGCCGCGGTGGTGAAGGCGGACGCCGACATCAAGGCGGCGAAGGCATTCGCGGCGCTCTTCACCAACGTCGGGCAGGGCGATGCGGGGGGCACGGGTGGGGCCAGCTCAGGCGACCTCGGCGCCACGCTCCGCTGGCAGAACCGCGGCAGCACCTGGGGCACGAACCAGGGCACGCTCGGGCAGGGCCCCGGGCAGCTGATGATGCAGATCGGCCCGATGGCGGACAAGGCGAAAGAGCACCTGATGACCTTCCGCGAACTGATGCTTCGGGTCGCCGGAGACATCGTCCAGGCGTTCAACACGATCGGCCAGTCGCTCTCGAACAGCATCCTCGGCGTGTTCATGAACCTGACGAACCGGGCGCAGACGTTCCGGACCGCCATGGTCACCATCTTCGATGGCATCCGGGACGGCATCCTGCAGGCGATCGGAGAGATCGTCGCAGCCGCGGTGACGCGAGCGTTCCTGAAGATCCTCGGCATCGTGCTCTCGAGCGTGACGGGGAATCCGTTCTTCGCAGTCGCAGGCGGCGCTCTCCCGGGCGGCGGCGGGCCCGTTGGCGTGCCAGGCGCGAACTCGACCTCCGGCGGCGGCGGGAACACCTACATCATCCAGACGATCTCGGCGAAGGACGTCCTCTCCTCGCTGATCGACCCGCGCGGGCAGATGCGGAGCGCCAACTCGCGGCTCTCCGAGATCGCGGCGGTGAGCTGATGGGCAACACGCTGATCGGGCTCACGAGCGTCGGGGCGAGCGCCAACCTCGTCGAGGCGGCGACCCTGAAGAACGGCACCGGAGGCGGCGCGCCAGCCCTCGCCGAGATCTCGCCCTACGCCATGTCCAACGCCCTCACTTCGGACCGCTACACGCTCTGGAAGGGCCCGGGCGGGCTGGGGACGGTCGAGTATGACCTCGCATTCAGCGCAAACAAGACGGTGACGGCGGTGGCGATCCTTGGGCTCCGGCTCGCGGCCGGCTCGTCCATCACCGGGCTGAACGTCTACTCGGCAGCGTCCGCCTCCGGCTACCCGCCGGGTGCATGGACGCTCCAGTCCGCCCTCTCGGGGCCCATCGTGGCCCCGTCCGTGCGCGACATCGGAGCGGTGATCGCGTCGGTCTCGCATCGCTACTGGCGGTTCGAGTTCGTGAACCCGAGTGATTTCTTCACGGTCGGCCACCTCTGGGTCGGCAATCCGACCGATCTCGGCTACGTCCACGGGCCGGGCGGAATCTATGCCCCGTTCCGGAATCGCCTCGAGACGCCGATGCCGTCGGGCGCGGTCGTGCTCGCCGACCTCGGAGACCCGGGCGCCGACTTCACGCTCCCCTGGCCATCGGTCCAGACGGCGCTGCGCACCAAGCTCCTGACGATGCAGTCTGCTGCCGGCTCGTTCCTGCTGGTGGACGCGGACGGCAACTTCTTCGAGGTCTACGCCAAGGGCGGCCGCGTCCAGACGCAGCGCGACTTCTCGACCCTCTTCAGCGCCAACATCGAACTCTCGAGGATGCCGTGAGCAGCCCGGCGACGGCGGCGTTCCTCACGGCATGGCGGCAGTTCCCCGCCGCGCGCTGCACGCTGGCGCGATTCGACCTGACGGTGCCCTCGTCCCTGACGCTCCGCTATGGCACGACCGAGGTGCATACGCCGGATGGCAACACGTGGCAGCTCGGGCTCTCATGCGACCCGCTCCGGCACGCGATCAACTACCTGGACCCGGGCGTCTCCCCGGCCGACGCGACGGTGCGGCTCGCCAAGCGCCGCGACGCCTCGCAATCCTCGGGCACGATCCACGACCTGCTGCATCAGTATCTCTTCCAGAACGCCGTCGTCACGATCTACCTGTGGGTGGACGAGGCGCGGCTGGGCATGCCCGTCACCCTCGCCTTCTCGGACGCGCTCCAGGTGTTCCAGGGCGTCGTCTCGCGCCCGGCGGAGGAGGATGCCACCGGCGTCAGCTTCTACCTGCTGCAGGATCAGAGCTGGAACAAGCAGACGCCGCCGACCGTGGTGGACAAGACGAGCTACCCGAACTCGCCGGACGTCTCGCAGGGCCTGCCGATCCCCGTGATCTACGGCGCGCACCTCTCGCCGCCGATGCGTTCGCCGTGGACCTCGTCCTACGGCTCGAAGAGCAAGCAGGAGGACTCGGGGGCGGGCCTCGGCGTGGTCCCGCTCATCCTCGTGGACGCCGGCGTGGGGGCGGCATCGGTCAAGCTGGTGGGCGCCTCGCACGCGCTGACGAAGCTCCTCGACCGGACCAACGGCATGTCCACGTTCTTGGTGGGCGAGAGCACGTTGGACCCGCTCGACACGGGCGGCGTGACCGAGACGCTCGGGGCCTCGGAGTCCTACCTCTCGATCGCGGACGAGAACGCCATCGCCTACGCCGCGGTGATCCCGATCGACGTGCGGGCGACGGGCGCCAACACGGCGACCAATCCCCGCCGGGCCATGGACGTGTTCGATGAGACGACCTTCGCGAGCATGGATCAGGCGACGACCACGGGCATCCTCCAGCTGATCCTCCCGAACCTCTCCCAGTTGGGACACATCGAGTCGGTGCAGGCGCTGGTCGCCTACACCGGGAACGCCGCGAACGCGAACAACATGCGCGTCAATGCGTTCACGCCGGGAGTCGGCGCCGGCGGATTCGCTCCCGCCACATGGGCCGCGACGGGGACGACGCCGGTCGTCCAGACCGTGACCTGGCCGACCAACTACTACGACCAGACGTGGCAGTTCGGCGGAGGCGCCACGACGTGGGACATCCGTGTGGACTTCGTCGCCGGCGCCGCCAACAAGGCGAGCATCCACTGGGTGGCGCTGGTGGTTAAGTACCGGCCGCAGCGGAGCGTGGTGACCCCCGGGAACCAGATCCTCACGGTCGCGCTCGGCGGCGCGAGGAAGGTGCAGATCCCCAAGGGCCCGCTCTTCGGGGGAACGGTCGTCAATGTCCCCGCAGTC